GAAGTTGTAAATATTAATGCTTGGATTTGTGGTGGACATATTTTAAGAATAATTGAAAATCCATTTACACCAACAAGATTACCATATTTAGTTTCACCATACGAAGTTAATCCATATCAATTCTTTGGAGTAGGTATTCCAGAAAATATGGAAGATTCACAACAGGTTATGAATGGTCATGCAAGAATGGCAATTGATAACTTGGCATTAGCAGGAAATTTAGTATTTGATGTTGATGAAACATTACTAGTTCCAGGTCAAGACATGAAAGTATTTCCTGGTAAAATATTTAGAAGACAAAGTGGTCAGCCAGGTCAGGCATTACATGGAGTTAAGTTTCCAAATACAGCAAATGAAAACTTAATGATGTTTGATAAATTTAGACAGTTGGCAGATGAGTCAACAGGTATTCCTTCATACTCGCATGGAGCAACAGGAGTACAATCAACAACAAGAACTGCAGCAGGAATGTCAATGTTAATGGGAGCTGCAGCATTAAGTATAAAAACAGTTATCAAAAATATTGATGACTATTTACTAAAACCTCTAGGAGAATCCTTGTTTCATTGGAATATGCAATTTAATGAAGATACTCCAAAAATAAAAGGTGATTTGGAAGTTAAAGCACGAGGCACTTCTTCTTTAATGCAAAAAGAAGTACGCTCACAAAGGTTGATGACGTTTATGCAGACTGCATCAAATCCTTCTTTAGCACCATTTGTCAGATGGCATACTTGCTTAAAAGAAATAGCTAAGTCATTAGACATTGATCCAGATCAATTAATCAATGATCCAGAAAAAGCTGCGATCTATGCACATATAATGGGGTTAGCAAATGGAAATCAAAACAATACAGCCGCTGCTGGAGGACAAGCAGAAATGGGATCACCTGGTCCAGTACCTTCAGGAGCTTCGCCAACAGATCCAACAGGAGCTGGAGGTGGCAACATCGGTACAGGTAATGCACCAATGCCAGGGGAAACTGGGTTTAGTGCGACAGATCCTCAACTTAGAGGTGGCAATTAAACGAAATAAGGAAAAAATATAATGGCATCACAATTAGTTTTAAATGATCAGGGACAATATGAGTACCAAGAGGTTGATAAACCTCAGAAAACTACTCTTAATACCCAAGAGTTTGAAGCTTATGAAGGTCAAAAGAAAGAAAATTTAGTTAGTTCACCATCAATTACAGAACAAACAGAAAAAATTACAAGAGAAATTCCTGGACAAGTAAAGTTTGATGAAAATACAGGACAATTTACAGAAGTAGAACCTGAAAAACGAACAATTGATTATACTCCAGGGGCAATAACTCCTGAATCTACTGAAATGACATCTTTAGAAAAGGTTATGAGTATGAAACCAATGGCTGGATCAGGGGATGGAGGGCTAGATAAAGCTTATAAATTAATTGAGCAACAACAAAAGCTTGCACAACGTAAGCAAACAGCTGATATGTTATTTCAAGGAGCTGATTTAGCATTACAAGGATACTCAGCTTGGAAAAACGCTGGTAAAATTACTAATATTACTCCGCTTAAATGGAAAACACCTACATGGACAGGAATGGAAGTTGGAAAAAGTACATTAGGTGGTGTTGGAATGGCTGGAGCAGCTGGATATGGCTTAGGTAAAGTTATTGGAGCAAAAGAAAGTGAAGCAAAAGGAATGGGTGCTGGTGCAGCAATAGGAACAGCAGTTGGTGGACCAATAGGTGGAGTTATAGGCGGTGCAATTGGTGGTATAATAGGCTGTTTTTTACCTGATACAGAAATTACAATGGCTGATGGGTCTAAGAAAAAAATTATAGATATAGATTTAAAAGATAATATTAAAGTTGGTGGAAATGTTTTTGCTTTAGGTAAATTTTTAATTACCGACTTGTATGATTATAAAGGAATTAAAGTTTCAGGTACGCATATGGTAAATGAAGAAGGTATTTGGAAAGAAGTTAAAGATACTAAACATGGTAAATCTTTAGGTAATGATGAACATGTTGTTTATACACTTGGAACAGACAAAAGAAGAATTTTAATTAATAATATTCTATTTACAGATTATTTTGAAGTAGAAGAAAAAGATAAATTACGTGAAGTAGGTAATACTTATTTTGATAACTGGAGAGAACACGTAGTTATTTTAAACGAGAAGAATAAAAAAATATTAAATGCAAGCTAGAAACTGGAATTTGGATAAAGACTATCCTTATTTAGTTAACTGGTGGAAACAACATGAATTTGGTATAGTTCCAAAAAAATGTTTACCGCCTGATGGAATTATTGTAGAAGAAAATAATATTCCTATATGTGCTGGTGGTTTATATAGATGTGTTGATTCAAATTTTTCTGTAATGGAATGGATTGTTGCAGATAAAACTGCTAATATAAAAAGTATACATAAAGGATTAAATCTTTGTATTACGGAAATATTTAAATTAGCAAAAAAATATAATATGGAATTAATTTATTCAATGACAGCAAATACTTCATTGCATAAAAGATATACAAAGTATCATAATATGAAATTAGTTGAAAATAATGTAAAAACTTTTTTAATGGATTTAACAAAAAGCTATACAGATTTAGAATGGATTTCAGACGATCAACAATTAAAAGAACAATTAAAGGATAAATAATGGCAATTAATAGTAAAGGCGAAGCAGCAACAACAACAGGTTTAATGAATACAAAACCTAGTATACCTACAGCACCTGACTTAAGTGCTTTAGGAAAAGGACAACCTCAACAGGTTGCCCCTGCTAGTACCCAAACTCAAGCACCAAGTAATCCTTTACAAGAAGAATTTCCCGATGCAACTCCTATAGAATTAGAATTTGCAGAGCGGGCAAAGGGTTTAACCGATGAGGATCAGGCAGCATTACAATCTGTCTTATCCCCATCTGTTAGAACTGCATTAGCAAAAATCATACCAGAGTTCAAAGAAGTAATGGACGCTTATGGAAGTGATGAACCTAATGTAATTTTCCCATTATCTGTTGTGGCAGAATATGCTATGCAGAGATATGGGGGTCAAGATGCACAGGAAGCAGTAAATACATTTATTGCTGATGTTACATCATTACAAGACCAACAAATGGAACAACAAACAAATGTGCCACCTGGTCCAGAACAACCTACTGAAACAGCAGGTTTAATGTCCAGCCCACAAAATATGGAACAAGTTTAGAGCTACCCTTATCCATAAGGCACTCAACCTTAAGAGGAAAAAATAATGGAAAACAAAGAAAACGAAACTAAGGTTTCACAAGAAACTGAAGTTGCGGTTCCTAAAAAGGAATCTACTAAAAAACCTACGGCAGCACTTTATAGTAAGCCACGTGAAAGAGACGATGCTGAAACTGAAGCATTTGCTAGAGGTGATTTAGCTAAATTCAATAGGGAACAAAAACAAAAAGCAGACACAGCAACCGTTCAAAAGGACACTGAAGCATCAGAAGAAATTGCAAACTTAGATGGTAAGGCTACTCCTTCAACTGAACGCCCTGAAAATGCCGAAGAACGTGTCTTTAAGAAACGTTATGACGATTTGAAAAGACACTATGATTCTACACTCGGAAAGCATAAAGATGAAGTTCGGACTTTAAGAACTCAACTTGAACAGTCAACAAAACAATTTGTACCTCCTAAATCTAAAGATGAATTAGAATCTTGGAGAAAGGAATATCCCGATGTTTATGAAATGGTAGAAACCATTGCTATGAATAAAGCGGATAGTAGGGCGGAGGAGATGGAGACTAAGTATCAAAATCTACAAGTTCAGCAGGAACAGATTGCAAAGGAAAAAGCTGAAGTAGAACTTTTAAAAATGCATCCTGACTTTAAAGATCTTCGTTCAAAAGAAGATTTTCATCAGTGGGCTGCAAAGCAAGATCCTGTTATTCAAGATTGGTTATATGAAAATACATCCAATGCTTTGCTAACTGGAAGAGCTTTAGATCTATACAAAATGGATAGAGGGCTTGGTAAGTATAGCAAGAAAGAACAGAACGATGCTAAGAAAGAAGCTGCTAAAGCAATTAGTAAAACTAAAAAAGCAGAAGCATCAGATGCTCCTATAAAGAAAGTCTGGTCTAATGCTGAAATTTCGAAGATGTCAGTTAATGAGTATGCGAAGTACGAAGAAGAAATCGATAAAGCCGTAAGAGAAGGTAGAATCCAACCTTAATAATAACAAACATTAATTGGAGACAAACACATGGCTACAATGGGACTAGCTACTGGCTACCAAAATTTACCATCAGGTAATTGGGTACCAGCAGTATATAGTCAAAAGGTTCAAAAATTTTTCAGACGTGCATCAGTTGTTGAGGATATTACTAACACTGACTACGCTGGAGAAATTGAAAATTTTGGCGACACGGTAAATATCGTGAAAGAGCCAACAATTACTGTGAATGACTACGCTAGAGGTCAAACTGTAAACACACAAACTTTGGCAGACGACAGATTACAATTAACTGTCGACCAAGGTTCATACTTTGCGTTTAAAGTAGATGACATCGAAGAAAGACAATCACACGTAAATTGGGAAGCTCTTGCAACTTCTTCAGGTGCTTATTCACTGAAAAAGAACTACGACTACAATGTATTAAAATACATTTATGACAATGCAGCAACATCAGCAGCGAACACTGGAACAGATGGTTCGCCAATTGATGGAGATGCAGGAAATGATACATTAGCAGATGTTATATCAGCTGCTAAGACAGTTCTTGATGCGAATGATGTACCAGAAGAGAACAGATGGTTCGTTGCACCGCCTGCTTACTACAAGCAATTAAGAAAAGCGGCTGCAAAAGTTATGGACCAATCAATAATGGCAGATGGTGGAGCATCATCTATGAGAAACGGCATGGTAACAGATAAACCTTTATTTGGGTTTAAACTTTACACTACTAATTCAATTGCAGTTTCAAGTGGAGCAGCTTCATCTAAAACTTTTGGAT